CTTCTTTTAATTTATTGGTTGTTTCAACGTCAATATCTAGCCCGTCTACTTTTGTACCTCTTTTATTTTTAAATAAATTTAAATCAATAACCGCTAATGCGGCTTCTTTCTCTGCATTAGCTAATGTTTCATTGCCTGCATTTTCTGTTCGAGCAGCATTAGCAGCTGCCCTTTGTTTATTTCTTTCTATTATAGATATTGCCACTCTATTTTTTACCGCATTCTCTTCTTCTGTTGTTACATTTTTAAGATTATTTAAAATAATATGTAAGTTTGTTTTTATATCAAATACCATAGAATCGGCGCAGCCTATATGAAGAACTTTTTTACATACACACATATCAGAAATAAATTTAATTCTAAAATCTCTAATATTAGTTAAATACATTTTTTGTATATAAAAATTATCTGTAGCCTCGTATGGATTACTAAAAACTTTAACTGGCGGATCTGGCGTTTCAATAACTTCTAACTGTGCATTTTCTTCGGTCATATTTAATTCCATAAGCTTATATTTTAATCCAGGATGGGGGACAAAGATCTTTTGTATCATTATTTTTTAGTTCTATACCAAACCAATTGGAAGGATACATGATTTTTTTACTTAAATTTTGATTTAAAAAAGCTCCCCACCAACTAAAACTGCTATTGCAAATGATATTGCTTTCGCATTTTTTAGCCATCATAGCCATGTCTACTGGTCCGATATTGCCATCTGCAAAATCAAATTGATTTCCAATAAAATTCTTTTTACACCAATTAATATCGTCGCTAAATATAAGAAATTTAGAACATTCACTTAACTTCATTGCAGTTTCATAATATTGCATATTTTGAGTTGGGTGATTTTGTGGTTGATGAACGTAATCTCCTCTTCTCACATGAATAGAGCATAGTCCAGGTTCTCTATCAAAATTATAAATTGGAGTAAGAAGCTCTGTTAGCTTATCCTTATAATCCTCGAAATATTTATAACTTTGAAAATATCCTGATAAATTCATATCTTTATCAGGAGGAATCTTTGCATAATGAAAATATGGCTCTTGATAAGTTTTAATTGTTTTTAAATTATTAGAAAAGCAATTATGAATATTAAAGTCTTTTTCATATATCCAATTGGGAAATATATAATTTGTATCATTATTTAATGCTGCAGCAATTGTGGTGGAAATTTGAAAAAGTTGATTACCAATCCTACCTAAATTGCCAAGCTGTGAAAAGGTAATCATTTTTGCTTCACAAAAAGATCGTAATATTTTTTGTATTTTCTATCCAAATGAATAGAAGAGTCTTTATACAGATATTCGCACATAATCTTAACATCACCTTTCATTCTAATCCTTAGATTATTTATTCCTATAGATACCCTCTTATCGTGTTTCAATGTATCAGTTCTAAATTGAAACTCAATTATTGGTTTTTCTTTTTTACAATCACCGATACACATTTTATGTGTAAAATTATTCACTTCTTATTTCCTTGTGATTTTTGTCAAGTAACAATATTTTGGGTTTAAAATTATTGTTGTCCCACTTGCTTTTATAATGTTCAATATTTGATTCAGGGTAATGATAACTTGGTGTTAAAATTGTGTCAGGTTCATTTTCTGCAAAGTATCTATTGATTGCTGTCTCATCGTGCCATATTGGCACAATATTGTTGGATACATCATTATTAATCATTTCACTACACCATTTTGATAATTTTAAATAATTATCTTTTTTTCCACCACTAAATCCGCCCGCAAAATAATGCTTATATGAATTTGGATCCAAATACAAGGAAGAATTTACGTTTGTTTCATATGGTCCTGGAGAATTAAAATATCCACAATGTTTTACTCCAACAAGATTCCCCAATATTTCAATAGATATATTATCTACAAATAAACAATCTACATCACAATAATATAAGTAATTCTCATTCTCAAACTTATCTGCATTATTAGTAAAATGCTTAAATCTATCCATACTGGCAAATGGAAATTGTTTATGTTCAATTGGAATAGTAACAATATTTCTTGATGAATTTATTTTCAAATCTTTATCAGTGAAAATATAATAAGTAACATCAAACTGATTTTCTAAAAAGAACTTATCCGCTGATGAAATAAATGGTTGTATAAATTTATCATATTTGCCAGTAGCAATGCATAAAAGACCAATTTTAATCTTTTTAAAATTTGGCTTTGTCGTTAAAGAATATTGTGGTTTTTTTCTAATAAGCCTATCTAGATCTTGCTGTAATTGCTTATTTACCTTATGATCGTTGATTGGATTTGTCATATTGTATATATATAAAATATCAGCAATATATTTAGAATGATTCCCGGACATTTCTAACATGGGAAACATTATACCTAAATCCCATGTCATTTGCATAAATGAACCGTTATAAAATAGATCTTCTTTTTTTATTTTTTTAAATAGCCATGAATAAAACGTTCTTAAGTGGGACGCTCCCCATTTATACGATCTGAATGAATTATTGTTGACAATATTTTCAGGATATGGATCGGCAACGCCAATCTCTCCATCTGGATAATTTTTATATTGACCATAAGTCATCCAAATATTTTCATCTGAATAATGTTTAGATAATGTATTAAGAACTTGATCATCTGGCAACCAGTCATCGCCATCTAATGTTAATATAATTTCATCATCATCACAAGATTGAATCATATTATATAAATTGGCGAGCGCGCCGATACGAGTAGTATTTTTAATTAATGTAATTTTGTCAAACTTTTCTGATGCAAGAACCTTTGCAGCTACAGCTTCAAAAGTTCCGTCAGACGAACAATCATCAACAAAGATAGCACGATAAAATTTATAATCTTGATTTATTACAGATTGAATATTAGTCACACACCATTTAACGTTATTATAACTTGGAATTACAATTACAAATTTCTTATCTTTTTCACTTATATTTGAGTAAAATATTTTTCTAGAAACAGCGATCCTAGCATATTGCTCTGAAGAAATGACAGGTACGGGCTCTGTTTTAGGTAAAGGTATAGGAACTGGTATCGGATTAAATTGTATTTTACTATTAGCGCTAACTGCAAACCAAATTCTCCTATTATTTAAATTACAATCTCCGTTATTTTTTTCTTGCCAATCATATTTATATGGTCCAGAATTAAATTTACTAGAATCTATTCTTCTGAAATCCATGCCCAATTCTTTAAATATTCTTTCAACTGCCGCAGCAGTTGGGCGAGAACCTTTGCCATTAAAAGATAAATCATAATTAGCTTTATTTTCAGCAATCATTACACATTTATATGGATCATCAGAGTCGCATACTGCAGTTTCTAAAATTAGATGACTAGTACTTGCGCATACTTGCCTTAAATGTTTTTCAAAATTATCAATATGACAAACAAAATCTAAATCTAAAATAATATCAAATTTTTTGCTATTTAATGGCCAAGTTATATCTATATCTGCTTTAATTGTTTTAATTTCTGGATATTTTTTATTAACAATTTTTAAATGTTCAATTCTTGCATCAACTGCAGTTATCTCTGACCCTAAACGGAGAAGTGATCCGCTAATATCAGCATACCCACATCCTAAATCTAGAATTTTTTTACAATAAAAAAATTTGTGCCCGTAAAATTCTATAATTCCTTTTACTCGTTTTTGATTCCATTCTAAATAACGTCCATTAAAATTCATATCTTCTCATATCTTAAATGTTGATTGAATTAATCAAAATCTTTCTTAATAAAATGTCTATATATTCATAGTAATTTAATCGCCAGAAGTGTCGCCTGGACAGCTAAATGGTGTAAATATTGGCTTTTTCTTTTGATGATATAAATGGCAGGTTGATTGAAATTTTGTTAAATTTTCAGCGTGCATTTTAGTTTTCCATTCACGATATTCACCAGTATCTAATTCACCAACACCAAAATGTGTTCCCTTCTCTGGCAAATATCCCATTTGCCATCCCATAACTCTTGATCTAATAAAAAAATCAGCATCTTCTTCTCCGTATAAACCAAACTCTGTATTAAAAAATCCAATTGTTTCGTGAAGTTTTCTGCTAAAAACTGTGCATGCAGTGCCTAAGTTTCCTATTTTTTTAAATTGAACCGTTTTGCTATTTAATATCATAATGGGGTACTCAATATCTTCCATATTTAATCCAATAGCAAACTTAGGATTAGTAGATAATACATCTAAACACTTAGTTAACCAATTAGGAATTAATTCAATATCATTATCTAATGTAGATAACCATTCATCATTATATTTATCAGCAATTTTCATAGCTCGATTTCTTCCACATGCTATGCCTAAATTCTTTTCATTAAAATGAAAATCATATGATTGGCATAGTGGATGATCTTGTGGCATAGATTTTAGCCATTCTACAGTGCCATCAGTAGACCCATTATCTACAATAATTAATCTAAATGGGGCATCTGTATGCTTAAATAAGCTCTCAATCATGCGTTGAGTTAGAGCGAGTCTGTTATAGGTTGTTAGCATTACGCTTGTACATGTCATGATTTTAACTATATCATCTCTGTGCAATTTATCGTATCAATACAATATGAATAATAATATTAAAAATAGAAAAAAGGTATTTGAAAAAATTGCTCAAGTAGCTGTTCCCATCAATCCTGCCACGCCAGCGGCAGTAACTCCCCCTACAGAATTTAAGGCATCTGCACTTGTCCCAAACATAAATGTTGCATTTACCCCTATAAGTGTCCTATATATTGATCAATTAGTTAATTTATTAAATACTGCTTTACATTATTCAACTTCTGGAAAGATAAATTTTCAAATACTTAAAAATATGAATTTTACACTAGACTCTAGTGGGCTACCATCTCCAGATCAAAAGAATTTAGTTAAAATATCTGAAAAAATTTATAATATGTTTTTAACTAAAACAATGATTACGCCAAATCAGATTGATATGTTTGTTACAGCAATGCTTGCCAGTCAAGAAATAAGCAACTTATCATCTGTAAATCCGTCAGGACCAATCGCTCAAAAGGTTGGAAATTTGCGAGCCAATATTATTATTATTTTAAATAAATTAAAGGATGCGAACCGCAAGCCTACGACTTAAGTTATAGTGTACGCAAGATGTCAAAATTAAAAGATCGCATTGATTCTTATCACGAATCAACAGACTATAAACTATTAAATCGCATTCCTATCATTATAACAATTAATGGTAGAGCTTTCTCCAAAGCCACGTCTTTATTAGATAAACCATATTGTAATAAATTTGCGGAATGTATGTTCTCCACAACGCTGCGCTTATGTAATGAAATTGAGGGTGCATTATTTGCTTATCAGCACAATGATGAAATAACAATTATTACAAGAAATGATCAGGGTCCAGATACCGCAGCATGGTTTGATAATAAAATTCAAAAGATTTGTTCGGCAACTGCGGCAATTGCAACGGTACACTTTCATGATTGTGCGACAGCTATTGAATTAAATATGTTGGGTAATCCAATATTTACATCTCAGGTATTTGCCGTTCCAAATATTGCCGAAGCCATTAACACATTAGTGTGTAAACAGCAACATAACTTTCATACAGCAATACAGTCTGCTTGTTTTTATGAACTATTAAAAAATAATGATAAAAATACAATTAAAGAAATGTTGGGAGGATTAAGTATAGATGAAAAGATGGAATTGCTTAGTCAAGAATGTAATGTAGATTTTAATGAATATCCAACCTCTTTTAGAAGAGGAATTGCCTGTTATAAAGTTCCGAAAGTTATTGATGGTATTATGAAAAATAAATGGTTTATTAATTCTGATCTACCAATCTTCACTAAAGATCAATCATTCATTTCAAATATTATAAAAAATAATGGTGTTGATATTTTTAGATATGATTCATCTAGCTAATCTAAAGGCACTCTTGTGAAAAAGTGTTTTGAGCGACCTGACAAAACTCGTTATAACACGAAAAAAGATGCCGAGCGCGTATTATTAATAATTGACAACGCCGGGCTACGTGCATATCATTGTAGTTCGTGCGACGGTTGGCACCTCACATCGACAGCTCACCAATTTTAAATAATTAATACCTACTAATTAATAGTTATATATATAATATGCCCGTATAGCTCAGTTAGCAGAGCAGCGCATTTGTAACGCGCAGGTGGTCCGTGCAAATCGGATTGCGGGCTCCATAATCAGATGATATCTGGGCAACACCGATTTTTAGCTTCATGATCTCTTCGGCAAGGAAACCGCTGCCCTTGTGGCAGCGGAGGAATTGCCCCTCCATAATTATTGACGTATTACATATCGATTTCTATCAATATGATGATATAGTCAAGCATCTGGAAAGCTATAAGCTTTCGGATAGGGCTGATGTCAATCATCCTATTGTAGGAGCAGAGAAGCTACTTACAAGCTACCAGCCTTGTGCTGGTGGTAATTGACAGGAAAGTAATTGTGAATAAATTAATAATTGCATTAAATGTTGTTATCGCTAAAAAATGGATCAAACAGCTAATGGGCGATCAAGTTGAGGCTTTTAATTATCTTCTAGAAAATTCTAAGGACTTAACAGATGATGAACTAAGTCCAACTGATTTGGAAGTAGTTGCGATAGTAGATAAACTTTTAGAAGAGCACTCGGATGATCATGGCAATTAATTGTTATGTCTGTAGGAAATCAACATGTAATCATGTCCATACATTAGATGAACTATTAGAGTTTAGACGTAATCCAAAATGGACAGCTGAAGAAATGAGGTTAGGTTTACTCGAATTAATTGAATACTCAAAACTATGGGGATGAACTGGTTTCGACCGGGTTCATAGTTGTTGAAATGATACAAACCGAGCATGATTGCAAGCTCGTAAATAAGCGATTAACGTTTAAATGCAGACGAATCAGCATTTGCAATGGCTGCCTAATAAGCACCCATTCATTCTTGTGATGAGATATCTTTGTTAATCATTAAGAGTGTAAACCCACTAAAGATAGTTTATTATCGGGTCGCGAGATAATAAATGAAACAAACAGCGAATCGCTTGAAGAAGCTAAATTCTTCTATGTTGTCAGTGACATTAATATCTGACTAAGTTTGTGAATGAATTTCAATGATGATGTCTTCGGATACCGGCGTTCGACTCGCCGCATCTCCACCAATAAAACAGAACATCTCCACAACGCCTGATATATACGTTGTATGAGAATAGAGAAAACAATAGATATCGAGTGCGCCAACTGCGGCAAAACTTTTCAAAAAATTGCCAGGGAACATAGGCGACAAATTAAAAACGGGAAGACTAGATTTTTCTGTGGGTTATCATGTACATGTCATAAAAGAAATGAAGAACACCCTCGCCCCGGACTTATTGATAATTTAGTTTCTGATAATCGTAGAGATAAACTTACACCATTTAGGTGGTTTATTCTTCGTGCAGAATATAGAGACCGTACTAAAAATTATGGTTGTGATATTACGACAGAATATTTAAAACAACTATGGGAACAACAAAAAGGAATTTGCCCATTTACCGGTTGGAATTTAAATCTTCCAGAGGATACAGGTAGGTGCTTTATTGAACAAAGTACGGCAAATGCGAGCCTTGATAGAATAGATAATTCTATTGGATATGTACAAGGTAATGTACGTTTTATTTCTGTTATGGCAAATCTTGCTAGAAACAAATTTTCAGACGAGCAACTTATTGAGTTTTGTGAGGCTGTAGCTGCGAAAACGCATACGTCTTCTTATCCTGCAGCCGCTGCTGCAAGATAGAATTACCTTTTAAATAAACTATTAAAAATATTACCAATTTGTGTCCAAGTACTAACTACCGGCATTGTTCCCAAAGCCTGTTCATAAAGCTTGCTAGACATATATTTATTAAAATAATTATTCATTCCTCTAATATAGTCTGATTCTGGCGCAGTATAATAGCCCGACAATTTCAATAAATGAGCAAATTCTGCAGGATTTCCAGACTCTACTGCGGACCATGCCTTCGCATAGCGACGATTTTTAATAAAATCATAGTGTTGCGCAACGCCATCTGCTAATGTTGGATATGATTTAAACCAAGTAGCTTGATGTGGAGGTTGAAAAATTACTTTTTTACCGTTTATAATTTCCCAAACATTATTAAGCATCATATAATCTCCCGTGTCAGAGACACTAGGAATGTACTTTATGTTACCTATGTTGTTGTTCCACATAAATACCGTGCCGCCCGTTTCTAGGGCATTCTGGGCGTAAAGAACCCCAACAGTTTCCTTTGACGGAATCTCATTAAAAGCTTTTACCCAGCCATCTATAAATCCTTTGATTAAATCGATTCCCTTATAAGACGTTCTAACTGTTGGCACCAATCTTGCTGTCATAATATTTCTCCTAAATATATGGGAATTTATTAATAAGGCAAAAATCAATAATCTGATATATAATTTAGAGTGTTACATAAAATAAAGGAAACTATAATGAGTGATAATTTTTAGAATTGCAATATTAAGCCAAATGATAAGCTTTACGTAATTGGTCGCGAGGATCTTGGACCCGGATACATGAGTGTGCAAGCGATTCATGCCGGAATTCAATTTCAACATGAACACCCTGAATTTGCTCAACATTGGTATTCAAAATCTAATTATCTTGGATTTTTAAGCGTGTCCAATGAATTAGAATTAAATCAATTAATACAAAAGCTTGAAAATTCTGATATCAAATTCTCTGTGTTTAGAGAGCCTGATATAGAGAGTCAGATTACGGCAATAGCAATTGCGCCTGGTAATAAAAGTAAGAAATTGTGTAGTAACTTAAAACTTGCTCTTAAAGAGCATGAGGAAATAAAATGATAATTCGAAAATGAATAAACAAGCTCTCTTACGGTCCATTGCCGACAATGTTCGTAAGAAGCATCCGTGGAAAATATCTCAAGATAAATACATCAAACTTTTTGGTGAATTGCCAAGAGAGTTTTTAAATGAACGACTGGCTTACGATAATTTGCTAGAAAAACAAAAGCAATTTAAATTATGTCAATTAGTTTTATCAGAAGTTAAGATAGAAATTAAATTATCATTAGATGAATGTATTAT